CCAGGCAGCGGCTCCCATTTTCTGATTGTCGGTAGAGTTGACCAACAGGTTGGAAATCCTTTTGTTGCCCCTTACTACCAAGAGATAATAGATGCAGAACTCGCGGCAGCAGATGGTGCAGCCTTGCCGCAATGCAGCGGCGTCGGGTTCACGCCCACCACGATCACCGTGCCGCTGACAAGGCAACCGAGCTTCACTTACGGTCGGCCCGACAGGGTCAACGACGTCGTCGCTACCGGGCCGTGGATGCCTTGCGGGTACAATCGCCGCCTGTGGGATTGGCGTCGAGGCGACAGCCAAGCTGGCACTGGATCTCAGCCCGCTGGACTTCCGGCATCCCAGACTGTCACCCTGCCTGAGAACGACGACTCTGAGCCAGTCACGCACACTGTGACGCTTACGAGCGATGGATCAGACCCGACAGACATCACGGTCACCGTGCCAGGCAGGTGCGGCACGATTGCTACCGACACAGCTGCGTTCTCCCTCGTGTCAGGAAATACACGGCGACAGAACCCGCTAGAGCCGATGCGATGCGTCACGATCCCTGTTATCACTGGCAGAACATGCGCCTGGACGGCGGTCGCCAGTGGCAACATCGCCATTGAAGAAGGCACCGAAACTGGGACGGGCACCGGCAGCGTCAAGGCGATTCGGGATGCCGAAGGAAGGCTGTCAGGCACGATCACCATCACGCTTGACAACCCGATACCGTCAGACAGTTGGCGGTATAGCTATAGTCCGCTCATCATCGAAATAGGGTAACGGCATGCAGTGCGAGTTTGGCGAAGATCTAAGGTGCAAGCGGTGCGGCTATCTGGCCCGCATTCAGAAGACCTACCGCACCTGCCAGACAATCCACGAGATGGCAGAGAACATTGCCAAGGCGACCGCACCCGCCTGGGTGCCCGTGCCTAACCCCATGATCGGCGACCGGCTCGCCAACGCTCTGGCGTTCTTCGGCGTCACCAAGGAGCGAGTCTCGCAGGCTGTCGGCGGCGACTGTGGATGCCAAGAGCGGCAGACCGGGCTGAACAAGGCTGGCGGCGTGGTCGCAAAGGTAGTCGAGCGTGGTTTGCACGCCGCAGTCACGGCGGTGATCGGGCCGAGGGAGATCGACGACGCAGCCAGCGTGATCGCTATGCACTTAGCGGCAGACCCCTCGACCAACGCCGGGCTCAAGGAAGGCCCGCCGCCATCCGCTTGACACGCCTGCCACCATCGGTGCATGGCACGTCGTCCACCCGCACCGAAGCCAGACACGCCACCGGCAGACGTCTCGCCGTTTGACGTCGGCGAGGATGACGAGGTCGCGGGCGGTGGGATTCCTGACGATGACGGGTGGATCAACCTTGAGCAAAAGGAGGAGCCCCGTGAAGACGAAAAGCCCAAGCGTCGGGTCACTAGCCGACGCCGTAGCCGCACGGATCAAGCCGCTCAAGCGAAGGACGTGGCTGGATCGTCTCGGCGATCACGACCAGGCCGAGGTGCTTGAGACGCGGCGGCGTTACCACGCTGGTGGGTACGGCACGCAATCGGCAGCGTCGGTGGCACGGGCACTACTCGAGCTCGCAGCGGAAAGCGGATGGCAACTCGTCGGCGAGAAGGAGTTGGCGGAATGGCTCACAAAAGAAAGCTAGCCGACGCCGTGGCGGGCAAGTTGCCGCCGCCGAAGCCTGCCAGTGACGCCGAGCAAGTCACTCAGACGCAGACCGGCGACACGCTGGAGGCACGGTCGACGTCGCGGCGAATCCGCACTGTCGACGATCTGCTGCGGCATATCGAAGCGGACATGACCCGGTTCGAGATCGCAGCGAGCGAGGCCACGAAGTGGGAGTGTGGCAATGGCGAGGGCGGCAGTATCGAGCTACACCGCGTGTTCGTGAGGCTGAAGCCGAAGGGCGGGCCGACGACGCTAGAGTGCGTGGCGGCGATGATCGAGGCGGCGAAGAAGGACGTGCGGCGGCCTTTGACCAAGTCTGCCAAAGCACCGAAACGACCCGACGCACCGTGGCAAGTGCTGGTTGTCGCCGACTGTCACTTTGGAAAGTACGCATGGTCGAAGACAACCGGCGGCGATGACTACGACCTCGACATTGCCGCCCGGCTGGTCGACGCCGCAGGGCGCGACCTACTTGCCATCGGTGACACGCACAAGCCAGGCAGACGCACTATCGCCTTCCTTGGCGACCTGTTTCACTACGACACGCCGAGCGGCACTACCACGTCGGGCACGCCGCTAGAGCGTGACGGTCGGCTCCAGAAGATGTTGGCCGTCGGCTGCGACACGCTGATCGGCATCGTCGAGCAGTCAGCACAGACGGTGCCGACCGATGTCGTGATCGTCAATGGCAACCATGACGAGGTGCTGACGTGGACGTTCCAGCGAATCTTGCTGGAGCGTGTTCGCAATTCGCGAACGGCGAACATCAAGACCGACTTCACCGGGCGGCAGTACCTCACGCACGGTCGCAATCTGCTGGGCTTCGCTCACGGGCACCGAGCCAAACGGAAGCTGCCGCAGATCATGGCATTAGAGGCGTCGAAGTCGTGGAGCCAGTGCCCTTATCGAGAGTGGCATACCGGTCACTTCCACTCGCAGGCCGCAGAGTGGCAGCGACCGATTGAGACGCTGGACGGCGTCATCGTGCGAACGGCACCGGCACTGTGCCCGCCGGATGATTGGCACAGCGTGAACGGATTCATCGGATCAAGGCAGGCGATGGAGACGTTTCTCTACGACGTCGACGGCGGTCTGTCGTCCATGCACGTTGCCACGGGAAAGGCTTGACGCATGGATTACGACCTAACAGACGACTACATCGCCGAGGCACGGCAGCGAGCGTACCGATTTCAGGGTCAGTGGTGTGGCACCAGTGGCTCGCTCGCAGCCGACGTCGCCCGGCTACTTACCGAGAGGAAAAAGATGCAAGTACTTCTTACAGAACTAGAGCAGAGCAACGCCGAGTTGCGGGCCGCCGTTGAGGCACGCATCGCAGCCAGTGACGCTTGCGGTGGCGAGTACGCCGACGCTATGAGAAACACTATGGGCTGCTGCAACGGCGGCAAACTGCCGACGAACACCACCGACGACGCTCCTGCCGTGTGGCGTGACATCAGCACCGCGAGCGCCGAGAAGTACGCTGCCGATCGTGCCGAGCCCGAGATCCCGGTCGATTGGATTCTTCAGGGGCAGCGTGAAATGGACGCGGCACCGGACGACATCCGGTGGACGGGTGACAGCATCCTTGCCAAGCAGAGCGACGACATCCGACCGGGCACTACAGCCAAGTTCGGGACGGGTGCCGTTCGTTCATCCGACGTCGAAGAGTTTCGGTACGACCTGATCTCGCCGATCGGTCTGCGTGAGGTGGCGAGAGCCTGTGCCGAGGGTGCCGCCAAGTACGGCGACTGGAACTGGGAAAAGGGAATGCCAGTGAATGACCTGCTCAACCACGTGCTGGCACACGTCTACAAGTTCCTCGGCGGCGACCGCAGCGAGCCGCACCTCGGGCATGCAGCGTGGGGAATGATTGCTGCTATCCACTCGCACGAGTTGTGGCCGGAACTGAACGCAAAGACGTTGCGGCAGGATGGCTGCAAGGCACCGACAGACCCGGTCTAGTTTGCCGCCCTGGCACCCTAGCCTACGGGCATGGTCGCCGACGCTCCTATCGCCGCCGCTCGCCCGTTCTCCGACATCGCCGACAAGGTGACAGCGTTCCTTGTCTCGGCGAGATCCACGGCACAGGACGGCATTACCTGGGCTGAGTTCGGTGCGTTGGTCGCTGCACTCGTCAGGCTGTCTGTCGAGACGCTAGACGCCACGCAGACGCTCACAGGACCGGAGAAGCGTGCCATCGTGCTTGAGGCTGTAGGCGTGCTCTTCGACACGCTGGCGGTGCTGTGCGTGCCCATGACGGCGTACCCGTTCTGGTTCGTGATCCGGTCGCCGGCTCGGGCGTTGGTCGTGGCGATTGCGGCCGGGACGATCGAAACAATTCTTCCCTTGGTGAGAGCAAAATGATTACAGCCATTCTCTTGGCGTTTGCGGTGTACGCTCTCGCCGGTCAGCAGATCACCGAGCGAGTGCAGGCGTGGTACGCATCCGCGAACAAGCCACGCATCGACGGCAAGCACCTCGCGGCAGGTGCCTTGCTCGTGGCTGCTGCGATTGCGTTCATGCCGCAGAAGTCAGCACCCGCCCCCACCCCTGTTCCGGTGCCACCGGATGCCTTCACTTTGCGTGGCAAGTTCATCGGCCCGTCTGCCGCCTCCGACGCTGCGACGTTCTCGGCTCTGTGTGCAGAGCTCGGCGATTGCATCGAATACGACGGGCAGCATGACCAAAGGCTCAAGACCGGCGTGGCGTTTGATGAGTTGCGGATCGCCGCTCGCGAGATGCGATGCCGTGGCGAGAGCATCGGTGCCCGGCAGCCGCAGGTCAGGGACGCCGTACACAAGTTTCTCGACGACGCCGTCGGCTCGTCTGGCGGGCCTGTGACTCCCGAGAGCCGAGCAGCGTGGGTGGCTGCACTGCGTGACCTTGCGAGGGCTGCCGCCGATGTCGCAAAATAACAGGTGGTCGATCTCTGCCGTCGCGTTCGTCATCGTCATGGCGATCCTGTCGACTCTCGTGACGCAAGCCACGAGCAAGGTCGTCGCACGGGTCGACGGGCAGTTCGGCTACACGCCAGACCCTGAAGGTACGCGGGCGTTTCTCGCCGAGCTTGACCAGCCGCTGTTCAGCGATGCTGGTAAAGACGTCATGGCGAAGGCTCAGCAGAAGGACACGTTTCTCTATCGCCACGCCGACCGGGCTCACCGCCAGGTCTACGGCAAGCCATTCGGCCCGTGGCGGCAGGGCATTGGCGACTGCGTGTCGTTCGGATGGGCGATGGGCAGCTACGTCGGGCAGTGCGTCGATTGGGCTGAAGGCGAACTGCCAGAGCCGCCTAAACTCGTGGCGACTGAGCCGCTGTATTCCGGCTCGCGGACTGCCGGTCGACTCCCGCCAGTGACACAGGCTGGCTACTCCGACGGCTCCTACGGTGGAGCAGCTGCACGCTGGGTGGCAGGCAAGTGCAAAGACCCGACGGTCGGCGGCATCCTCTTTCGCCAGCAATACCAGGGTGCCGACCTGACGACGTACAACCCTACACGAGCTAAGGAATGGGGCAATCTTTTGTGTGGTGGCGGTGCCAATGGCATCGCACTGGCCCGGCTCGCCAACAAACACACGGCAAAGAATGTCGCACTGGTGCGGAACTTCGACGAGGCGGCGGCCAGCATTGAATCGGGCTATCCGGTGCCGGTCTGCAGCGGCGTTGGCTTCTCATCACAGCGTGACGCCGATGGATTCGCACCGAGGTCTGGATCGTGGGCTCATTGCATGTGCTTCATCTCGGTGCGGTACGCAAAGAACGAAGGCAAGCGTGACGGGCTGCTGTGCCTTAACTCGTGGGGCGTATTCAACGCCGGCCCGAAGTGGCCGTCAGACCAGCCCGACGGCTCGTTCTGGGTCTCACGCGAGACAGTCGACGCCATGCTCGCCGGGCAGGATTCGTTCTCGATCTCGGGCGTGAACTTCAAGTATCGCAATCTCGACCACGGTGGATGGCTGCAACCAGTGCCGCCCGACGCCAACGCCCGCACGCCACACACTGCTCGACTCGTTGCCGACGTTCACAACCTAGGACTCTGACATGGTCACATGGCTCATCTTCGGTGCCGTCGCCGGCGGCATCGCCAAGTATCTGTACCCCGGCAAGTGCCCACAGGGCTGGCTCCCGACGATCGCTCTCGGCGTCATCGGCTCGCTCGCTGGCGGACTGCCGTTCGGCAACCAGCCTGCCGGGCTGATCGGCAGCGTCATCGGTGCCGTCGTGGTGATGTTCATCTACTCGATCTGGAGTGACGACCGATGACACGTAGAGAAATCCAATCGGCTCTGGTTGTCGGCCTGGTCGCCGTCATGCTCACTTGGTGGGCAGCGACGTCGGACTACTCGCCGATGAAGCCGGAGCCAGCCCGCCCGGTGCTGCGTCTCATCCAGCGTCTCGCCCGGCTGGGACTGTGGGCCATGATGTTTGCGGAGCAACCGCCCGCTGAGCAGCCGCAGTACGTCGTCCACGCTCGCGTCGATGAAGACGGGCACCGAGTCCTCAATCACGGACAAGGGTGGTGATCATGTGGCAATGGATGCTCTCGCTGTTGGCGTCGCTCGCCGCAGATCCTGCACAGATCGACCGTGAGGCTCCTAGAGCCTCTGCGGCGGTCTCGGCAGCCTACGCCACTACGGCACCTGAGAAGGCACCAGAGCCCGCGCCACAGCCTCCCAAGCCCAAGCCTGCCGTCTGTGCTGACTGCGGCGGCAAGGGCTATATCGTCCACGGTGACGGTCATCGCACCGTCTGCCCGACCTGTGGCGGCAAAGCATGCCCAACAGGCACCTGCCCGACCGGCGCGTCGTCCACGACTGTTCCACCCTCTAAGCCTGCGGGCACGAGGTGACGGTGGATGACGCGCCGGCTGGGATGCTCGCCCACCTGCGTGGGAGGCTGCGAATGGAGATCGGGCCGCGTGCCGTCAAGGCTGGCCGGGCGTTCGATGAGTTCGTTGACGCCGTGGCGAGGTGCTGGAATGCAGAGCACTGGACGAAGCTGGCTCGAGCTCAGCCCGAGAGCGAACGCATGGCGATCCTCGACATCCAAGTCGTCATCGCCAAGGTCAGGGAAGACATCGAGGCGATGTGGGGCGACAGCGTCGAGCTCCGCACGCTCTACGACGATGTCGGGCGTGAGGCTGTCGCAGTGTTCGCTCGGCTCTGGTTTGAATCGCTCGCCAACCGGACGTGGATGCGTGAGTCATGCCGGGAAGCCCGAAAGCGTTGACAGGTCTGCAACACTGACGGCATGGGCGACTATCAGCCGGGTCTGTTTGGCGATGACGAAGTCGGTGCCGAGCGTGGCAAGCGACGCCGTATGCCCACGACCCTACCGCCGCACTTGCGGAAATGGCTCACCCGGCTGGCTAGAGTCGGTGCTCGCATCACGTGGACGATCGAGCTCATGTACGCACCTGCCAAGGGCGGTCAGGGTGAACTGGTCGACCGGGCCAAGGCCGGTGACCATACGATCGTGCTCGACACGGTGCGAGACAGCGAGTACCAGCTGTCGCTGATCGGCGACGACATCGACGTCTACATGACGCCACCGGACAAGCTGCCTGCCGGGCCGGGCGACTTGGCACGGGTGCAGGCGATGTCGCAGCGGCAGTCGCGGAAGATGCAGATCTTCGACGGGTAGGGCAGTTCGCATAACGCGAACAGATCATATGCCAGACGCCACGCCGGGCGGCGACTCTCGCATATGGTCAGTCGTCGAGCAGCCCCGGCCTTTCTCGCAGCATGTCGCGTATCCACTCTAGGTGCTTCCGCACCTCGTCCGACGGCTCGCCGTGCTTGCAGACGTTGCGGCAGTACTGATCCACGCTCCAAATCACGCCCTTCGCCTCGCGCCCCTGCATGGCAGCGTTGAGCTCGACTTGTTCGTCTGGCAGGCGGTAGCGGAGGATGACGTGTGGCATTCCAGAATCCAGAATGTGGAATGTTCGCATTTCACGAACGCCGCCCGGCTGGCGACGTCGCGGCAGTGTGGCACGGGCGTCAAGTGCGACGAAACCTCGGTCGTTGGGAATAAGAGCCGAGGTTTTGTCACAGGCTCACGGGACATGCACCACGACCATCTCCAATTTCTTGCTGCCTTTCCATAGCGGCTTCTTGCACTCGTCGCACTTCTTCTCACACGCCGACACCTCTTCGCCGCAGTGTTCGCAGTTGTGCTGCATGTTATCGAGCACCATCGCAACCGCGTACGCCTCTGAAGCTGTTTTGCAGTCGGCGATGGCGTTGAGTTTCTTGATCACTGACAGGCTTGATCTACGAGGCTTGCCTTGGTCGGCTGCCTCCTCGTCGTCAAATTGACGCCATGCCGGAGATATCAACACCTCAACCTTGAATGGGTTTAAGACTCGGTAGTCCACCCCTTGCTCGACGTTGATGGATGGCTTCGGGCGAGCACGAAACAAATTGGCAAAGAATCCCACGGGCAATCCCCTTTCAGGTAGCAAGACGGATCGGCAGACACTCTACGAAAACGCAGGGCTAGAAACTTTGTTGAGAATCACGCCGCTGGCGGCTTGTGCGGCCTGTCGATGTCTGGCAGGTAGTCCAGGTTGGATTCTCTGCCCGTGATTTCCTCGTCGTAGTAGTGGTTTTCGGCCATTTCCTCAGAAGAATGCCCCAGCTGATTCTTGGCTGAAATCCCAGCCTTTTTCAGATATGAGGCTGTGCTTTTTCTTATGGAATGGAAGGGGTGGTACTCCACGCCAGCCAACCTGCACAGGACACGAAGGCTGCCGTAGAGCGAGAGCATCTCCCGGTCATCCAGCCACGGCCACACACGCTCGCTAGGAGCCCCTCGCTGTGTCGCCAGCATGTTAGCCAGTGCTGGCGTGATCGGGCGTGTAATCGTCTCCCGGTGGCCTTTACGGGTGGCGGCAAGGAACGTCAGGGTGTGCCGCTCCAGATCCACCTCGGACCAGCGAATCTGAAGGATGGCACCGATTCTTTCCCCGGACTGAAACATCGCCAGGAGTTTCGTCACCCAGTACCAGGCGGCCGGCTTGCCCGCCACGTGCCCTTTCCTGTGCTTGGCCGTCTGGATGAGCTTGGCGAGCTCCTCGG